GGTATATAAAAGTCAGTAGACGGCTGGAAACGTTGTACTGACTACTCACTACCCAGAGATGGCAGAAGCGTCTGAGTTCAACTTTACCACAAAGAGAAAGCAAAGAATAATGAGTGATCGAAGAACAAGAGAAGACACAAAACAAAAAAAGATTGAAGAAAAATCTGATGTTGACTTGGTTGATTCAGCCTCAGTTTATTCACAAGAATCTGCCAGAAGTAACTATAGTGATGCTTACGATAAGTTAAAACGTGAACCAATAGTTGAAGAATCAAATGACGCGAAGTATAGGAATTTTGAATTTTCTGAAGATGAAGAAGTTTACAGACCATCAAGTAAAGCGTCAGACAAATCATATAGAGAAATGAAACGTAAATATGATGGTACTAGCACGTCAGATTCCATTTTAGAAAAATTGTCAGAGTTAAATCTCGAGATTGAGAAGATAAAACAAATGAACCAACCAGTCACAATCGATGCAGCATTTAACATGATTCTTCGAAACGTTGATAATCTAACTATAAGGCAGAAACAGGCTTTAATAAACGCAATTATTAACTCTATGAACTAGACTGTGATCTACACCTGTCATCTACTGGGGTCAACCTCTTGAGTTATATTTAAAAAACCC